AAAGATCAAGTAATGCAGAAAAGACATTATGAAGATCTTGGTAAAAAATTAAATATATTTTTAGATTACAATGAATATGATGAAGAAGAGACAGGTATATTCACAACTAAAAGTGATTACTTAAGACTTATTCATTTAGCCAAACTTAGAAATATAACCTTAGAACAACAGTTAAAACTAGGAGAACATAATACTGAAGTAGAATATAAAACCTTAGTTCATTTAGCTAACGAATTAGAAAGATATAAAAAAGAAAATGTTCTTAAAGATTATAATGACATGATTATAGAGTTTACTAAATCTGATAAGTGTCCAAAATTTGATGTAGTATTTATAGATGAAGCTCAAGATTTATCTTTAATGCAATGGGACATGGCAAAAACTATTTGGAATAAAACAGAAGATTCTTTTATCGCTGGTGATGATGACCAAGCTATATTTAGATGGGCCGGAGCTGATGTAGATTCATTTATTACTCAATCAGGAAAACTATTACATCTTACTCAATCCCGACGAATACCTAGAGCTATTCATGACTTTGCTTTAGGTATAATTAAACGAGTATCTAAAAGAAGATATAAAGAATGGGCACCTCGAGATCATCAGGGTTCTTTAAACTTTCATGACGATGTAAAAGATGTAAACATGTCTTCAGGAGACTGGCTAGTGTTAAGTAGAACAAGGCACATGCTAGAAGATATAGAAGATGAATTAAAAGAAAGAGGATGGTATTTTGAAAATAGATTTAAGAAGATGCCTGAAAAAGAGGCCGCTGAAGCTGCGTCAGATTGGGAATCAGCTTTAAAAGGCCAACCCTTAAACTATGAACAAATACAAAGAATATATGGATATATGACTCCTAGGCATGTGGATAAATCAAAATTAAAAGGATTAACCAAAGGAGGTTTTTATAATCTTTCTCAGTTAAAAGATTATGGATTAAAAACAAATACAGTTTGGTATGAAGCTTTTGATGATTTAAATTTTAGAAGAAAAAATTATATTAGAAGTATGAGAAGGAATGGTGAGAACTTAAAAGAAAAACCAAGAATTCATTTATCTACTATTCATAGTATAAAAGGTGGAGAAAAACAAAACGTACTTTTATTAACAGACCTCACTAATAATACACTTAAATCTTATCGTAAAAATCCTGACGATGAAACAAGATTATTTTATGTAGGTGCAACTAGAACAAAAGAAAATTTACATATTGTTAGACCTAAAGATTATGAAAAAGCTTATCCATTGGAAAATATATGAGTGATGAAATATATAAAAAGCAGGTAGGCGGGAGTCACTATAAGTCTATGGTCATTCAACCTTCAGAATTTATTAATAGAAATAATATTCCGTTTGCAGAAGGAAACGCAATTAAATATTTATGTAGGCATAAACAGAAAAATCAGAAAGAAGATTTGTTAAAAGCAAAACATTATATTGACATGGCAATTGATAGAGACTATCCTGAGCCAGTGAAAGAAGAAATAAAAAAGAAATCAAACTCATGGGGGATAATTAAATGATACAGACACCACTTTTTGCACCACAAACCGAATGGCTACCGCCAGAAAAATTTCCAGACTTATCTAAGTATGATGAAATTGCAATTGACTTAGAAACAAAAGATCCAGATCTTATAAAGATGGGATCAGGTAATGTAACCAAACGAGGAGACGTAACAGGTGTAGCAGTAGCTGTTAAAGATTGGTCAGGTTATTATCCAATTGCTCACGAAGGTGGTGGCAACATGGATAGAGCAAAAGTTTTAAAATGGTTTCAAGGAGTCCTTAGTACAGAAGCAGTTAAAATATTTCATAACGCCATGTACGACGTATGTTGGATCAGAGCATTAGGTTTAAGTATTAACGGTAAAATTGTTGACACGATGATTGCATCGGCCTTGGTTGATGAAAATCAAATGCGTTATGACCTAAACAATTGCTCTAAAAGATACACCGGAAAAGGAAAAAATGAAACAGCTTTATATGAAGCTGCAAAGAGTTGGGGGGTTGACCCCAAGGCAGAAATGTATAAACTACCTGCCATTTATGTAGGTGCTTATGCAGAAAAAGATGCAGAGATAACTTTAGAACTTTGGCAAGAACTTAAGAAAGAAATTTTACACCAAGATATACAATCTATTTTTGAATTAGAGACTGAACTTTTCCCATGCTTAGTCGATATGCGTTTCTTAGGAGTCCGAGTAGATACTGAGTCCGCTCACAAATTAAAAGAAGAGTTACTTGCAGAAGAAAAAGAATGCCTACAAAAAGTAAAAAAAGAAACTGGAGTAGATACCCAAATATGGGCAGCACGCAGTATTGCTCAAGTTTTTGAAAAACTTCGCCTACCATTTGACCGAACCGAAAAAACAAATTCTCCATCATTTACCAAAAATTTTTTACAGAATCACCCCCACCCACTGGTGAAACAAATAGCCCGCGCTCGTGAAATAAACAAGGCGCATACCACTTTTATTGATACCATATTAAAGCATTCACATAAAGGTAGAATTCATGCTGAAATCAATCAGCTTAGATCAGATAATGGTGGAACAGTAACCGGAAGATTTAGTTACTCAAACCCAAATTTACAGCAAATACCAGCTAGGAACAAGGAACTTGGACCACGGATTAGGTCCTTATTTATACCAGAGGAGGGCCATACATGGGGTGTATTTGACTATTCTCAGCAGGAGCCTAGGTTGGTAGTGCATTATGCAGCTTTACAGAATCTCTATGGCGTGGACGAAGTATTGGAGGCGTATCGTGGGGGAGATGCGGATTTTCATACTATCGTGGCAGACATGGCCGAGATACCTCGTGAACAGGCTAAGACTATAAACCTTGGTCTGTTTTACGGGATGGGTAAAAACAAATTACAAGCAGAACTCGGTGTATCTAAAGACAAAGCAGATGATCTGTTCAGACAGTATCACAACAAAGTACCATTCGTTAAAAAATTAATGGACAATGTAATGAGAAGAGCTCAAGACTCTGGTAAGATTAGAACGCTACTTGGAAGACTTTGTAGGTTTCATTTATGGGAACCTAATCAATTCGGGATTCATAAGGCCCTGCCTCATGATGCAGCGCTCATGGAACACGGACCAGGGATCAAACGTGCTTACACTTACAAAGCCTTAAATAAATTAATACAAGGATCAGCTGCTGACATGACAAAGAAAGCAATGATTGAATTATATAAAGAAGGAATTATCCCACACATTCAAGTTCATGACGAACTTGATATATCTGTAAGCGACAACGCTAAGAAGATAAAAGAGATAATGGAACATGCAGTAAATCTTGAAGTTCCTAACAAAGTAGACTATGAATACGGGTCCAATTGGGGTAATATAAAAAAGGAGGAAAAGTAATGAAGCAATTATTAAAACAACTAAAAATAAAGATAGATGTATTTTCTTTACACTATAGAGAATACATTGTTGGTTTTATTGCGGGTTTTATTATCGGCGCAATATTACTGTAGTTATGTATGGCTTATCTGAACGCAAACATTCCTGTGACTTATGCACAGATCAGGAGAGAGTATCTCTATGACCTTAAAGAACATCATGGCGAAGTTGAAGACTGCATTATATTTGGGTTTTCGTCCATCACTGGTCGCCCGTTACTTTTTCATGCAATTATGGAGAACGGTGCAATCTTTTATCGGCTGCCTATTTCGGCCTTTATTCAACGTGGTTATGAACCGAAAGCTGTTCCCACTACGAGACTTGATGAATTGGAACTTTGGAATTGCTTTAGTTATTACCCTTCTGTTACTAGCTTTGATATTCTAGACGGACAATCAGGAAAATTTTTTGGTAAAGATAAGAAATGGCACAAAGGTGCTTATTTATTTACTATTGACTGGGCACACCCAGAGAGTAATATAGTAGATACTGATCATTCAGAAATTCCGCACGAACATAAGTGCGCTCATATATTAGCATTGAAAGATGGTAATTATGCGGCTCAGCCCAACAATAGAATCATATGGAGTATTCCCTCTTTTACAGTTAAGAATGATATTCCTTTTGATTGGAAGGTTCAAACAAGTGAATGGAATGTTGAGGATGATATGAAATGGCAAACAGAAGATTCAGATAGATTCTTCTATGATATGGAGAAAAAAGATGATTAAAAAAATGTGGAATAAATTTGTTAATTGGCTTTTTAGTAAGTAATGGCCAAATGTAAAAATTGTCATTGTGATTGTCATTGCGACGGAGATTTACACACTCACCACTTTGATAATGATGTTTGCACTTGTGATAATTGCAAATGTAAAAGAACTTATACAAAAGAAAAAGATCATGGTTTGGATATGTCTTTTGAAAATGAAGTAAAATATGATTGAAAAATTAATGACAATGTTGGTAGGAATTTTGTTGGCGTTAGCCGGCTGGAGTCTGTCTAGAACTTTTGAACTGTCAACTATCCAGGCAGTACATGAAGATAAAGTACACAGAATTCAAGCACAAGTTTTAAAACTAGAAGATCAAGTTGATAGAATGATGGATTCAGATAAAGAAATCATGGACCAACACAAAAAATTATTTGAAAAATTAGAATCAAGCAACACAGGGTATAGTTATAACTAATGGCTAAAGATAAACCACTCAACATATCAGAATCTGCAGCTGTGCAGATGCCGATGAAAACCGTAGCTAGTCTAATTATTCTCGTTGCGATGGGCGTCTTCGCTTATACCGAGCTGACTTCAAGGTTGGTTTCGTTAGAGACTTCACGTGAGTTGTTTGAAAATGATTTGCTTAAAAAATCTGAGCAAGTACCTGTGGACCAGGAACAGCTATTTTTATTGGAAGATCTTTATAAAACCGTAGAGAAAATTGAGATAAGAATTGAGGATATGATGCACAATAAAGTGAATATCCAATTTATTCAAAAACAAACTGAGAAGCTTTTAACAGATGTTGAGATCCTAAAAGATAAAGTAAGAGCAAATAAAAAT